TGCCACATTTCCACGCAAGGTACTTGTACCATAACTTGCTTGGATTCCATCTCTCCTTTGATGCCATTGAAAGGCAAACGAATCATTGCTCGTTCTTGCCAAAAGAAAGTGTTTTTAGAGTTACCGTCAGGGAGGAAGCGTAATGTAGCCGATTGGCCTTCTTCCATATTCCAGTGCGGGTAAATTGAATTATCACCGCGTTCGGTGGATTGCCCACCTTTGTTTTCTGCTGCCTGTAGTCTTGCTCTGATTTCTGCTAAAGATGCCATAGTTTTTCTCCTTGTTAAGTTGCCTATGTATGTTGCCTATCTAAATTAATTAGATCAATTGTTGCCTGTGCCACAAAAGAAAAATCGCAAACACAGTAGTAGTATATGCGATTTATTCTGCTGTGTCAATGTTATTTATCTCATTTGAGCAAAGCCAGTGATTTTATTCTTGCCAAAACTGCATCGCCTTCTCGAGCCTCATAGTATGAACCTGTGATGGCGGCATTGTAGTTGATTGGATCTTGAACTGCTTGTTCGCCCATAACAGGAGCAATTGAACCAGCCACTGTGCCCATTTCATACATGCCACATTCAGCAAGACCGTGTTCAGGACAGTAGTCACCTTCGGCTGTCATGTTGCATGAGCCTTCGGCGATGGCATTGACATCTGGCATGGCTTCGAATGTGGAAATGGGATCTGCTTCAGGCATGATCATACCACTGTCACTTTCATCAATGCCCAAATCAGCATACAGTCGTTGTGCTACCCATTCGTATGGATCTCCAGTGCGAGCCTTTTTGGTGCCATATGGCATGTCATCAAAGTAGTAGTCGTACAATGCATCATACAAGTTATCGTCCAACTCGCCAGTGGCTTCAAAGTCGGTTATCTCCTTGCGGAAGCGATCACAAATATGATCAAATGTGCTGCCAGTTGAATCGTTTAGCACACCTTCGTTGAGTTGAATGCCAGCATATTTTAACATTTGAGCCAATTCATTGCTTTCTGCTACACCTTTTTTCGCTTTATCAAGTTTTGCGTAAAGATATTGCAGTTCACCATCGACCGTGTCATAGGCATAAGAGCCAAATTCATTTTGTTCTTGCTCGGCTTCAAGTTCTGCTATCTGTCCTTTGATGTCGGCTACTTTACCATCCATATTGCCTTCCACCATGCCTTGTTGTTTGGCGGCTTCACGCTTCTTACGGAAGATTTCACGGAAGTAGTCATCGTCCTCTTCCTTGCTATAAGGATAAGGATTGTGTTCACCGCTAGGTTGTTTACGTTTGACATCACCTGGACGGTCATAATCCTTACCAGGTAGGTCATATGGACCGCCTTCTTTTACACCAGCCTGTGGAGCAAATTGTTGCTTGGCAATAGGAGGTTGCTCATCGCGATCGCCGTCAGGCATGGGCAATGCATAGTAATCTTCATCGTCGCCGCCTTCGTTATCAGACGGCATTTGGATACCAAGTTCTTGTAAACGTTGTTGTACATCAGTGTCGTCCCAAAGATTGGCTCTGGGATCACGCTCGGCCAAATCGTTGATTCTATCAAACAATTCATCATCGCCAATGACATCATACAGTTGTTCTGTTGCGTTGGTTCCGTCTGGGCCAACAATGAGTTCTTTACTCATGAGTTCTTTTAGTTTGGCATTTTGTTCAGGAGTTTCAGGCAATGCCCATGTTCCTTCGCTCAACTGGTTGATCCAGTTTTCAAATACTTGTACTTCTTTCATAGCGTTTCCTTGTTGCTGTAATTTGGCCAATGTGGGCAATGCGGCCTCAATTCTGGCGTCTAGTGTTTGCTCTACAAATAGAGTGCGTAAATCTTCTACCAATGCACTTTGTTCATTGATGTCTGCTGGTGTCCATGTTTCAAAATATGAATTATAGCCACGGCCAGTGGCCAGGCGTTTGAGGTTTTCTTGTAAACTGTGATAGTAGTTGACCGCAGTTTCCACCAATTCTTGTGTGACACCTTCAAACACACGTTGCTGACTGGCACGATTGAATCGACTCAGCACTGCCATTTCTTTCACAATCTCGCCAATGTGGCATCCACGCACATCATAGGGTCTGCCGCCTTGACGCACATGTTCCAACATGGCACGGCCGCCTGTTAGTTTGGTAAATGGTAATTTGAATCTTTCACCGTCTACTGTTTCGATAAACAAACTTTCCACATAGCGATAGCGTTTGTCGTCTTCGCCAATCATGCGGTTGTGTTTGATTACCAAACGGGCATCAGTTTGTTCGCCCACATAACTGATTTTCTTTGTGCCATAGTAGCCTTCAAACAGGCCTTCTTTGATAGCGGCCATTCCGGCCATTGTGTGTTTGAGCGACATCAAGTCCTTGGGACTGAATGTGTATCTACGTGCCACAGCAAAGTTGCCCAGTTGTTCAAGGAACTGGAACCAGGCATTCTTGTCGTTGGGATCTTCAATGCTCTTGCCCAAGTTGTCCCCAAAAAAGAACAGTAGGTCATTGGCGTCGCCAATCACAGCCACTGCGGTGCCGTAGTTTTTGCCCGACGGGCCTACCCAGTCAAAACTCATTGTTTTGGCTTCTCCGGGACTGCTGTCTTTGCCCAGTTCATCTGTGTAAACTGGGTCAAAGTTTTTAGTGACCAATAGGTCCGCTAAATCTTGGGAAATTGTATTTTCGATTGCCATGGTGTTTTATTTATCGCATCAAGCTAATGAAGGGCATGGGCTCAATTAAATTGTCCCCATGATCACGCAAATGGGTGTCTAATTCTGCATGATATGTCTGTAACAGTAATAGCATACGCACAACCAGCAATGTGGACATTACTAAATCGTCTGTTTCCCCGGGTTTGGCTGCATACCCTACACCAGCGGCCACAAACGTTTTGAGTTCACTTATAAGTGGTCGACTGTTCAATTTCATGCGGTTGCTTTCCACTAGGATTTTGAACTTGTTACAAGCAGTGAGTTTGCTTTTGTTTGAAGTGTTAAAGCCCTTGCGGAATCTACGCCCTGTTGTGTTTACCACAGAATTATCACTTAAAAAATACCCTGGGATATTGTCTTCACCGTATTCAGCAATGCTGATCAGTGCGGCTTCGCCAATGGTATTGTTTTCCACAGAGTAGTAGATGCTTTTTTCATCGTTCACTACTGCATTGAGTTCTTTCACAATGTCGGCCAAAATTCTAATCTGTGTGGGTATGTCAGTTTTGTTGTGTCGCCATTCGGCAATTTGTTCTGTTGTTCTGGCATCAAACACTTGTATGGCTGCTGGGTCGCCTCCGGTGCCCAGGCTAGGATCCAGTCCCACCACATACATGCCATCTTTCACAGGGTTGCGATACCAACGCACTTGTCCAGTACGTCGAATAGGTTCCACACCATCCAGGCCCAACAGTTTGATAGGTGCTATCAGTGTTTCATCATTGATAACAAATTCGCATTCCATCTCTCGACGAAAACGATCTTCGCCCAGTTGTGCCAACTGTTCCTTGCCCCATTGTTCGTCCCGATCAGGATGCTCACGCCAGTCTGATCTAAATGCTCGAAATCCGTTTATGCCCAGCACAGTTTCGTTGCCAAACTCATCTTCTGTCTTGTTGGCACCTTTCCACAAGAATGCAAACTGATCTTCGTCTGAGTTTGGAGTTGATGTAATAATTGCCTTACCACCTGTGGCCAGTGTAGGACTAATAGAAGTCCAAAACTCTTTGGCAATTGTGGGTCGCACAAACGCAAATTCGTCAGCGTACAACAAGGAGATTGACATACCCCGGCCGGTTGTTTCGGTAGTGGTCTGACTCACAATCCGTGATCCGTTTTCAAATTCTATTGATCCTTTGTTGTAACTGGTAGCACCTGCACGAATGTGATTTGGACACAGTTCATAAGCATATCTAATACGTTGCATGATCTCTTGAGCACCTGTGTATTTGTGTGCCGCAATAAGAATTGTTGAGTCAGGCACAAACATAGCATACCACAACAAATATCCTGCGGCCGAAGTCGATTTGCCGGTTTGTCGAGGCATCAAACTGATTGAGTATCTGTAGTTGTGATAGGTATGAATCAAACGTTTCTGATAATCAAACGGATGATACAACATCTTGCCACGTGTGGGGTGCTGAATAAAAAAGAAATGGTCCATGAAATACAACGGACCGTTTGCAGGATCGGCACTAAGTGCAAATTCTGAGAGTTCTTGTTCGGTATATGTTTCTTTTCTGTGTGGTGCTTTGACCAACACAGTTTCTAAACTACTTTGTTTGCCGTTGATCATTTTGGTTGTATCCATGTGTAACTGCTGACCCTGATAGTACCTGCTGGCACCGGAGTCAACATGGCATG